AGTTCTGCCAATTTAAGTTCTGCCGATTTAAGTTCTGCCGATTTAAGTTATGCCAATTTACGTTCTGCCGATTTAAATTCTGCCGAGTTAAGTTATGCCAATTTAAGTTATGCCAATTTAAGTTATGCCAATTTAAATTCTGCCGAGTTAAATTCTGCCGATTTAATGATGTTTCAATTTCAAAGAGATCAAGCATTTTACACTTTTGACGGGGCACTCAGAATTGGATGTGTTTTTATGCCAATTACTGAATGGGCTATTGGCTTTGAAGAAATAGGCAAAAAACACGGCTACAGTGACCAACAAATTAAAGTGTACGGTCTGTTTATTAATATGTGTTTAGAGCATTTTAGGGGTGGCAAATGAAAATAAGATTATTGATACCCATTGGCACAAATATAAGCGGCTCTATTGTCGATGCTGTAATAAGTCCTAGCAAGTACCACGCGGTATTTTTTGGAGACAACGAAGCTTACACAAGCGTATTTGCAGGTCAGTTTGAAATCGTGTCAGACGAGTCGAGCAATAAAATTAGAAAACAAGAAAGCACATCGCCATTTATGTCGCTGCGTGATTTTCTTGGGCAAGATATTAAATCATTGGAGTTTAAATGACAAAGGAACAGTTTATAGACGAGAGAACAAAAATCATTTCAAGAATGTTGGATAACCCGAATGCGTTTGGAATTTATCCAACAACAATCTGCTTTGCAGAATTAGACGATTTGTTTGATAATTTAACAGAGTATGTCGGAGGACCTAGCTGGGCTCAGATTGATAGAAATTATAAATCAGGAAAGCTTGAGCACGTTGAATCAAAAGACTGTTGGTGTGAACCCAAGCTTATTCAGGCAATTGATGACTACCATGATTGCGAAGTGTGGTCACACAAAGGTCACGAAGAATTAAAGCAATGAAACAATACGCATTGTACTCGCCAGAGTTAGATATTTTTGGAGGGAGATTTAGATGAGTTTAACAATACCTATTTGGCTTTTGTGGACGATTGGAATTATTGTGTTAGGGCCGATCATTTTATTTATGCTTATGTGCACTTATATGGGGTTTCTTTTTATTGTTCAAGATACATTTCTTGGAAAGTGGTTTAAATGAAACCAGAATATAAATTCTTAGAATTTGATGACGACTCAGCAATTAATAATGCCCCATCTATTGGTGATGGGTATTCTCATTCTGATGAGTTTGTACTTGGGGCTGAATGGCAGCATGCGAAAGACCGTATGATCATGGAAAAACTGCTCGAGGCTAATCGGGTGATGAAAAGAGCATTAATTGAAATAGACAACACAACCGATTGCAAATTTGCACTTGAAATTGTTGATAAGGCAATTGCTAAAAAAGACGAGATCATGAAGGGGTTGGAATGAAAAAATTTAAGTTGTGGCTAATAAACTTTCTTGTTGGGGACATGAGTTACGTTAAAAACTGTATAATTAGCGGTGAGGTGCATGTTCGGCCAATTCACATAGTAACTTCCTGCTGCTTTTTAAATGGAGGCTGTGTTGTTAGCTTCCCTAGACCTGATGAAAATACGTATAAATAACAAACGCCCCCAATGCTGATGGCGAGTGCACAGATGCCTAGGCTAATCGAAAGATAAAAAGGGGGGCGACCATTTATGAAAAAGATGATTGGGTTAATAGTCTTAGAAAGGACAGTTAGATGAAAGCATACCTAGCGTTTAAGCTTCCAGAAGAACAAGAAGAGTTTAAAATAGCTCAGGACGGATGGAAGTGGTCAATTGTGTACGAAAAAATTATGACTGAGTTTAGAACGCAGCATAAGTATGCGGCCATTGAGTCCTGGACTTATGACGATATTATAAAAGTTATGGTTGAGGCACACGATGAGACATTCGATTAAGTCCATTTTGGCTAATAAAGAAGCCACTGCCTCTTAAGAGCGTGGCTAACAAACTATACATTAACAAGCTTTGATCCAGCCTGCTTCGGTTCGAAAGTATCCTTCGCAAGCCTCTATAATCAACATAGGGCTTGATTCTTGACGAGGATATTTCTTTAGGTAGATTTGAACCAATTCTTTAAGCGTTAGATATTTCATAATTACCTCACTTGCTGTATACATAGTGTGTCATAGAGCTAGTGTTTTGTAAATAAAAGGCGTTAATACGCACTAAGATGAAACGTCCTATTTTAGGACGGCACTTCTGAATAATTATTAACGATCTTTTTATCTCCGCACTGACACCTACTACAAAGCAAGTTCATGCTATGAGGCTTAGGGCTAAATAATGATCCGCACGTCTTACAAGACTTTCGTCTGCAGTTAAAGCAAATGCCAGATCGATTTAAAACCTGCTTACCACAACCGCCGAGACACGTATCTGCATCGGCATAACGAGACACCCTAGTTATAATTTTATCACCGTCTAAGCTCATCTTGTCGATTCTCCGCCAGCATTTCCGCTGGTGCATTTTCTAGACTCAACTACAGGATCAGGCAAACCAAATTCACTAGGCCAACGCACAGAACATATCTTAACAACATCGTATGTTGAAACCTTCCAAGCGTTGCCCTGGTTGCCTCCCAGGCCATTAAATGTAGCGCCACGCTTTAAAAGGTCTTTAGCTGAGCAATCTCCATCTGCCATAGTTACATGGTTGCCAGAGTCAGATGAGCAATTAGAGGCGTGATTAATGTGAATGATAGAGCCCTTTGGAATGCCGTTCTTTTTCCACTCAATACCAACGCCGTACTTAGACCAGTTCTTAGCAAGCGAGCCGTTCTTTTGATAGCTAACGCCAGCTCCTGCTAAGGCAACTGCTACAGCTAAGCCGCACCAGGCAGCCCATGATTCTTGAATGGTTCCAAGGCTCATTCCAAACAAGGCCCATTTCTTTGACATCTCTTTATTAAAAGCAGGATCACTCTCGTTCTTGCCTTCATACTTCTTTGCAAAATCATACCAAGGAATAGAAGTCTTTTTAGCAGGCTTTGTTTCCTGCTCACTAGGCGCAGCGCTTTTTTTAGCAAATAAAGATTTAAACCATTTTAAGAACATTTAAGATCTCCTTATTTACAAAATGGTGCAGCATCTATAACGCGCTGTTTGATTTGAGGTATCTTTGAGAATCTATTGCCATCTAAAATAACTGCCCAGTATCTATCCTTTGCAGAGTTTGGCAGAATATAAAGCTTGTTTCTCTCAAGCTGTCTTTTCATTAAAACCATAGCTAAATCAATATTAGGCTCTGCAGTTGTTAGTTCATCATAAGTATATTTTAAACCACCGCCAGACCACTTCTGATCATTCACAGAGATCTGATAAAGACCAATACTCCACGATCCTTTATCGTCTTTTGAACCAACATCAACGCCAGATGATTTTGGATTCCATGAACTTTCATAATAAGCAAGGGCTACGAAAAACTCAGCAATAGCCTGAAGCTTTTGCGAGTCGCTCAAAGACTCAGACTTAGGACAAATTGTTTTTAAGTCCTTAGCTGATCCAAAGAGCGCAAGCTCGGACTTGATCTTGCTGGTTAAATGCTTAGACCATGCAGCACGCTCTGGCCTATTCTTTTCCCATGATAAAGGTGCAATAACTTCTTGCTCTACAGGAACAACAGGTGCCGTCACAGGAACACATGCCGATAGAAATAATAATAAAAAATAGCATAACTTCATAACTTAGATCTCCTTGTTTTTAGCTCTTTCTTTTTAGCCTCATCAAACTTCTTTTTAGCCTTGTTGATCTCGTCAAGATTTTCAACCAAGAAACAAGATATGTTCTCGGCAATTATTTCCTGCAAGTCAGAGGTTAAAGACGTTTGATTTAAGCCGACTCTATGTAATACACAGTGAATTATTTCGTGCAAGTAAATTGGCATCTTGTCAGGTGATTTTTTATTTATATGAATTTTAAACTCTACTGGGTCAAAGAAACCATCCAATTGATCCAGCTCTGCGTTTTTAAAATAGTGGAAGGTTACTTTTTTCCCAAAAATATTCACAGAGCCCCCCGGCATTATAAGGCGGGCCGTGGTTAGTTGCGAATCCTCAAGTTTTTTATATTGCTTGAGCGGGAGGAAAGGCGCATAACCACAGCCCAAATATATAGTTATTATTTAAACCAGAAACGTCACCAACTTTCTGGTCTAGTTTTTTACTTTACACTTCCTTTAAAAAATAAATGCCGCAAGACTTTTAGTTAATGAATGTTGCTGGCTCGTATAACAACATTTTATTTATCAGCGACATGCATATTCCTTACGGTCACCCCGACACGTTGGCCTTTTTAACAAAGCTAAAAGAGACATTAAAGCCTGAGCTAGTCGTTTGTCTTGGTGATGAGTTAGACTACCATGCAATTTCTTTTCATAAACCAAACCCAGATTTGTTTAGTCCAGGAACAGAGCTTACATTAGCAAAAGAACAGATCAGTAGACTTTATAAAATATTTCCAAAGATGCTGCTCGTTGAGAGTAACCACGGCTCGTTAGTGTACCGAAAGATAAAAGATGCTGGTATTCCAATTCATGTTTTAAAATCGTATAAAGAATTGCTGGAGGCCCCGGCTGGTTGGTCTTGGCATGAGGACCTTTTAATTAGAACCAAGGACGGCGAAAAGATTTATGTCTGTCATGGAAGGTCAAGCAACGTCCTTAAAGAATCTCAGATTAACGGAATGAACTTTGTTTCAGGTCACTGGCACTCAAGCTTTAATATCCAGTACTGGGCAAATAAACGCGCAGTTAGTTGGGGAATGAGTTGCGGCTGCTTAGTTGATCAGAATTCGTTAGCTTATGAATACTCAAAGAACTTTTCTAAGAAGTTCATAGTTGGGACCGGCGCTTTAGTTAATGGCCAGCCCAAGTTATTTAGAATGGTCCTTAATGATAAAGACAGATGGAATAAAGAAATAGTTTAAGACGACGAGCTAAACTCAACTGCGCTGTAGCTAAGTCTTACGACTCCTGTATTGTTCCCAAGTCGAACAGTAAATCTAGATCCAGGAACAAGTAAAAAGAATCCTTGCGGATCTTGCAGCGGCTTGCCAGTTACTTTTATTGCCTGAGATGTTCCTGGACTAGCAGGGTCTGGAGCAAACGATGAATCATCAAAAACAGGAGTAAATCCTCCGCCGCCGTCATCAACCTCAATTCTAAAAAGAAGGTTTCCGCTGTATACAATTCCAGAAACCATTAGCAAAGAAAGAGGTCTAAACCATACGTATTTATCAGCAGGGCAAGTATATACAACAGTTGTTCCTGCGCCAAGAGTATGATTAGCAAATCCAGATACAAAGTTTGCATTTATTCCGCCGCCGTATGTTGACATTATTTACCTCGGTCTTAAAATTAAGGTTACTGTTAAAGACTCAGCGCCAAGCTGCTTAGATACGAAATCAAGAAACAAGTCATCGCCCTTGTTTAAATTAACACCAGAGAAAACAGGTAGCACAGTTCCTGCTGGATTGTGTAAAGTCTCTGAAGGGCTTAGCCCAACCTGAAGTTTTGCATTATCGCCTGCCGCAAATGAGATGCTTGGCCTTGTTGTAAATATGCTTGTGCCAGTTGTGCCAGAGGCAACTCTCCTTCGAATATCTATTTCTGTAATACCTGAAGCGCCAGCAATCTGGTTATTCATATAAAAACCAACAATCTCTAGGTCCTCTTCTAGTGGAATTCCGCCGTCAATTTCTGATTGAGCAGCGACGTTTCGGCCATAACGACCGTTGATCTGCCAGTTTCTATGAATCTTTAAGCGCTCTAGAATAAAATTAGCTGAAGCACCAATTCTATTTCCAGTAGATGACGACACAGAGGCAAAAGCCTGCACCTCTTCGACTTGGATCTTTCTTCTAACAGGACTTATATCAGCCATTTTAAACCCCTATAACCAAACATAAGGCTTTCCATTATCAGATGAAAAACCAATAAGGTCGATGCTCATGGTATTATCAGGAACAAAACCACAATCTTCAATTAAAATATCATTGCCTGAAATTGATGTAACCTTAAGGCCAGTAACGCCAGAGTCAATCGTGTAGTCATCGTTATGAATTCTCACTACACTGCCAATAAAGAACTTACCAATATCGCCTGGCGCAACCGTCACTTGTGTTGCCGAAACGCCTGCAACAACATCAACTTGATGGCCCCAAAAGCAATGGACGTTCTTATAGAAACCTTCAAGCGCATCAACCTCGTTATATTGAACAACGTCAATGATGTAACCAGCAAGAGGCGAAAAGCCAAGTGGAGGGCTTACTATCATGATGCTATCATTTCCAGGATCAAAACCAGTAATGCTTGTATATCCCTGAATAGACCAGTCCTCAGAGTGAACTAGAATTTCTCTGCCAATGTAGCTTGAATATTTATCTTTTTCTTTCTCAAGAGGTCCTGTTCCATAAGACTTTTCAATTTTAATAGTTGTCGTGGTAGATCCAGAACCAATCTCAGATGATGGACTAAATACTCCAACCCTGATCTCGCTTGAGTAAGTTGTGTCAAGCATGGTTAAAGAAACCTCGCCCGTTTTCCAGTTCCATTCTTTATTGGTAACTTCCATGATTCTTGGAACAAAGCTTTTGTTTCCATTTGTAGTATCTGGCAAAGTAAACGCAGAGCCTCCAAATAAAACAGCGTCACCAACTTCAATCGAAAACCCGTCCTTAAGAAGTACCGACATCTTGATTTGCTCGGCGCCGTATCTATATCTAGATAAGAATGAATCAGAGTTTCGTTTGATAAAGTCTTGAGTATCAATTCCGGGCCTAATTCCTTCAGACTCGATAACCAAAACCTTAGCTGGAGCCCCAACCCTATTTGAAGAGTCGGCACTGACAGTTACAACTTTGTTCAAAAACTTATCCTCAACTGAGTCTGGATTGTATTTGTAAGAAATAGCGTTATAAAAGTTCTTGTTCACGCTTCTTTCGAGCTTTAATTTCTCAGGATCTTTAACATTTTCTAGAGTAAGAAACTTTGAGTCAGCGCTATAAAGAGGAGGCGCTGTTATGCCAGCACTGATCTTTCCTTTTCTTGGCACTGAATACATTCCACAAGGAATAAATATCTGCTGATTAATAAAGTCTTTGGTTGAAACTGTGTCTTTTAAATAAAACTCGTAAGGAATTAGTCTAGAAATGTAAGATGTTTTAATGCTGTTGAAGTTCTTAATATCGACTTGAGACGGCAGAGCGCCGCCGCCGTCAGGCAAAATATTATACTGAGATTTAAAACTTACCGAGTATGTTCCCACCATATCGTCAACAAGGCTAACACCATTGACAACAATATAAGATCCCGCATCAATGTCTTGAACAAACTCAACTTGCTTGTCTGAAAATGTGTTACCAGGAACAGGACCAGTAGAGTCAACAAAATCTCCGACTGTAACATTATGATCCCTCTCTAGGTAAACACCTGGAAAGAACATTGAGTTTGCTATCGTGCCAACCCCATTAACAAAGTTAACAGAAGTTGAATCTTGATCAGTGTAAACAGCTTCAGCGCCAGACATGATTATCTTTAAAGCAAGATCAACTGGGTTTGAGTTTGATATGGTGTTATCTCCTAGCTTATAAAAGCTAGAAACGGTGTCGCCTATTTCGTGAGTAAATCCAAAGCTGGTTAGCGATTGACGAGTGCATCCTGTTAGTTTGCTTAACGCTAAATCTATTCCAGTGTATTCAATAATTTCGTCATTAATTCTAGCGTATGTCCTAAAAATAGGGGCCACAGGAGATAGAAAACTAGTCACATCATCTAAGAAAATCTCAGTGCCAGACGAAAGAATAGTTGGAACGACCACGGCCTGAACCGCATTCGCATTTCCAGAAATCTTAACGCTTACTAATTGATTGGCGTCCTCGTCGTTTTCTATTTTCTTTTTTAATGTCTTAGCCTTTGTAAAGGCAGTATCTATCTGAACTGAAATTGAGTTTCCAGTCACTGCAACAATTGCATTATCTCCAATCGCTGCTGACGTGTACTCTATAGAGACAGAGCCAGAAACATCAGAGCGCTTTTGATAAAACAAATCCTGAATCGTAACAGAATCAAAGTTAAGCTTTTGAGTTAGAATAGCCTCTGCTTTTTCAAAGATGCTTGATCTTTTTAAATCATCAGGATGTGTAATGACAAAATCAATGGTCCCAACCGATGGGTTAATGCTCATGATTTTACCGTTAAACACTTCGATGTAATCCTCTGGAAACGAGGTTGTAAACAAGCCAAAGTAAAGCTTGCAGTCTGTATAGAGAGGATCATTAAGAACAACGCCTGGGCTTGCTAGTTGAGTAATCTGTTCATTTCTGTCAATGAGCTTTAGCGTTAGCGTTTGAGTCGAAGAGGCCGCGCCTTTGTCTGGGTCAAGCTGCTGACTGATTGAGGTCGTAGTTCCTGTTAAGGAAATCAAATCAGAGACATCAGTTCTTTGAACAAGCCCGTCGTAAGTAAGCCCCGGCATGTCGTAGGTTAGTCCGTCAATGTCATAGGTGATCGTTTGATTGGCAATTCTTACAGCCAGCTTTTCAGGATAACCCTCAATAGAAAGAACCAAGTTAGGCTCTATGAGCTCTCTTGATAATGCATCCTTAGTTCTTTGAGTTAGTGAATATGCCATTACTTAAAACAATTCTTTCTGTCTTTAACAAACTCGAGCATGTCATCTGCCCAGTTGAATACTTTTAAAGCATCGTTAGCCTTAAATCCTGTCAAGCCCTGACATTCTCTGATGTCAACTTGCCCGGTGTATTTAATGGTGTACGGGTTTGTTGATTTAATTTCAAACTTTAAACAGCGAAAGTCCTCGTAAGCTTGCATGCTTGGAACGTCCTGCAAATTGCTAATAGCAAGAAGCATTGTTTGTGGGTATGCCATGCCTCTAATATCTAGCGTGTATTGATGCTTTACTTGATCGGGCCAGCTGGGAGCTGATCCAACAGCGCATCCAACTAAACTAAGGCTTAGGCTTACCAGCGTTAAAACACTAATTCTCATATTAACTCCAAGGTCGTAGTGTTTTTTAGTTTTCCTGAAAGTCTTTTCCCAAGATTTGATGGGCAAAAATTATAAACATAAGCGGCCTCAGATAAAGATCCAAAAACCTCGTTCGTATATATATCTCTAACTTTTTTTCTATTTTTTTCCCAGGCAACTGCCCTTGCTTTAACCGAGTTTTTTCTTACCGCCGCAAGTGTGTTTTTTCCGCTTCCTATTTTCCACAAGTGTTTTAAATTTTCTGAGCAAGTAACCCACTCTAGGTTTTCTATTCTGTTGTCTGTCCTTATTCCATTTATGTGATTTACCTGAGGCTTATTGCCTTTATTATCAATAAAATGCTGAGCCAAAAGTCTATGAACAGTTTTTCTTTTGGACCCATCCTTATTGTAAAGAACCACCATGAAATAACCGGTGCTCTTGCTAAGTAAATGTTTTAAAAAGCGACTGCTCTTTATTGAAAAAATTTGGCCATTTTCAAATATTTCATACCCAGGATATTCATTAATTATCATTTTTTTTTCCCGGCATTGAACATGTCCTGATAAGCTTTACCTGCCTCATCTGCTGTGTGGTTTGGGTTATTAATAACCTCATCTTTTTTCTCGATAGCTTCTTTTTGAGCAACATCTCTTTTAAGTTTCTTTAAATAAACAGATGCTAAATCATAAAGAGCACGACCGCCGTATTCTAAAATTAAAGATAGAATCCACCCACCAAGGCCTGCGACCTTTGGGAATATCATCATTACAATTCTCTTAGCTAGTTGCTTCCAAAATGCAGCGGTCATGTTATCTCCTAATTATTTAACTTGTGCTTCTAAGTAATCAAGAACTGCTTTGATTGCTAATGCATCAAGCTCTGTTCCTGGAATTAGATCAACGCCAGCAATCTTTGCTTTGATGTAAGGCAATACAAGTTCAACCGCTAAGTCTTTAGCAAGCTGCTCTTGATTTACATTCTTATCTAAGATTGCAAGTAGTTTTGAAGTTTCCATGTTATCTCCTTTGTTGGCTCTCGAGCCGTTGTTTTATGACTGCAACATCTTCTCTTATTTGAATCAATATCTCTTCTTTGCGCTCCATCTTAGTTTCTAAACCAGTCACTCTTGCCGCATGCGCATCAACCGAATAAGCAATAAATGATAACCAAAAAAGAGAGCCAACAATAAAAGGTATTGCTATAAAAACCCAAACTATTGGTAGGGTAGTTCGATCATTTAAGCTCATTATCTTGGCCCCTTGCAGGATACGCTAACAAATGAATCTTGATCCCCAACTGCATCTTGACACCTAAGTACAGCAGTAGTGCTTGTGTTAGCCACGCTCCATTGAGTACATGTAGACACTCGAACACCTGCATTGGTGCCTCCATAAGTACAAACAGGAGGTCCAGAGAATAAACCAGTTGGGAATGTTATTGTGTATTGTGAAGCTACGTTTCGAACAACGGCAATGCCGGGAGTTAGAGAGTTATAAATTGTACAGGTTCCTGTGCAGTTAGAAAAACTTGTTGCCCCACCGAATTGGAAATCAACAGTGTTGACGCTTCCACCATATAGGCTATTTACTGAGCCCGCTAATTGAAAGGCGCTCTGGTTTTCAATCCATCCAACACAAGGAACAGAGAATGATCCAGAAGCTGATAGCGTCGTTGCTCCTAGAGTATTCGCAGCACCAATAGGCCAGAATGATGCCGTCGCAGTAGCAGCCGTGTTTCCACTTAGAAATACTTTAACATTAGTAGTGTTGTGAACAACAACTGCGCCGTTTGATGCCGCCCCAGTTGAATTTGATATAGCTGCAGTACCTACAACGCTCATCTGCACGCCGTCTGCATAAGCTGCAGTGCTAGACCCAATTTTTGCAGTGTCAATAACGCAGCCTGATGCTGTAGGTATTTGAATCAAATAAGGTCCAGCTCCGCTTCCTGCTGTCGTTTGTCTATACTCATATCTAACATCGAGATTTTCACCGCTTCTTTTAAAACGAATTTTATCTAGAGAAGTAGTTCCCTTTGTACCGTTTGTGATTGTAATCGTGCCGCCGTCTGTCCATCCATAATTAGTTTGATCTGCACGGATTGCCTGCTGTGAAGCATCTGGAGAGTAAACAGCATTAAAGGTAAACTCAGTGTTTCCGTTGTTTTGGATCTGAGCATTTCCTGTGTTGGTGCTGTACTGAATTTTAAATGTTCTAGCACCTGGAGATGTGTACACGAATGTACAAGACCCAAAAACACCAGCGACAGAGTTGGCAGTATCATTTGAAGCTACATAACAAAAAGTTGTCCCATCGCTCACAAACATTGGTCGAGCCGCTGCCACGTTGCCAAAAAACGGTACGCTTACATTTACTGTGAATTTACCAGGCAAAATGTTATTGCAAGTAAACTGAGGTAAATCTGTGTCTGTAGTTAAGCACCCAGCTTCGTTGACTGTAAATGTTGGAGCTGGACAATCTGTATCGACTGCAAAGTCAGCACGAGAAGCGCTTGATCCAGACCATTGGCAAGAAGCCGTTGCAGGTATTTTACCTACGACAACCGTACTTGATCCTGCAGGAATGTTTGAAATATTTGTAGCAAATCCAGCATAAACGCCTGCAACATTTATTAAAGCTGCAGAGGCGGAGGTTGACTCAATAACAACCGCTGTAGTTAAGGGCTGCGTTCCGCAAGGAAAGTTCATAGAAACAGTTCTTGCGGTAGCTGTTGACGAAACAAGCTGCAGGTCTGTTGTGACCTTTACAGAGTTAACATTTACGTAAGCTTTATATAAAGAAGCATCGCCTTTATAAACAAATCTAGCCTCGCAGTTTCCGCCGCTTAAAGCTCTATCAATTGTGTAGGTTGCAAAAGTATAAGTCTGACCAGAGGCAGATGCATCAATGGCGCAGTCTGCACCGTTCTCTAGTGGCGTTGTCGTGTTTCTGGTTAACGATCCGCCAGATGCAGTTATGCTTCTAAGGTTTTTATTGCAGCCTTTGTTTACAACGTAGTTCGTTGGCGACTGAATATTGTTAGCGTACAGGCCATCGATATTAGAAACCTGAGCAAAAGCTATCTCACAAGCAAAGACTAGTGCGAACAAAACTACATAGGATAAGCGAGCCATCTTAATTCTGAAAGTTTCCATATCAACCTCAAGCCTTTGTATTTAGTTAGACTGTAGGTTACAAAGTTACCCACAACCCCATTATTATTATCATTAAATGTAATGTCTAGATAATCAGAATCGCTCTCACCGATTAAAATAATCTCAGTGGCATTAGGCCAAGGTCCAGCTCCAAAAGGTGTTATTGAAGCTGCCGAGCCTCCAGATGATCCTTGAACATATCTTAGCTGCCGATCTCTCTGAGAGCTATTAACCGTTCCGCCACCAGATACCGTCTGAACAGAAACAGTTTCAACCTTACCGCCTCCGCCAGACATAACTAGAAATCTGCTATCTGCAGAAGAGAAGATAACGATAACGCTTTGATTTGCCTCTAGAGCAAAGTCAGCATTTCCTGGGCAGTAAAAACCATTTGTCCCAGTGTCATGAAGAATAGTTATCGTGCTACCAGTTTTATTTAAAATGATAAAGAGCTGCTCGTTTATAGCTCCAGTGCAATCCGAGATTGATGAAACATTGCTTAAGATTCTTACAAGAGTTCTTGCTGGAGCCGTAAGCGTTGCAGCAGATCCAGTGATTGAAGAATTATTAACAACGTCGCCAGCAATAATTGCATTAAAAACCTGGTTATTAAGCCAAGATTTATCTCCTGCAAAAGACTGTGCAGTCGTAGTCACAACGCCGCCAAATGATGCATCAGCAGGCTCAAGATTTAAAACACCTGTTAGAGTGTTGTAGCTAGCTCCATTAGCATTTGCAGTTGATCCTATTGGGTCTAGAGTAAGCCCTGGGCCGCCTGCTCCGCTTCCTCCAGTTACTCGCCATCTAGAAACATTTGAATCATAGTTAATATAAACCGATGAGTCATTTGCCAGAGTTAAGTCAGAGCCAGTGCCTGTTATGATTCTTCTAACAGCAGTGCCGCCAGCGTCGTTAATAATGTCAACGTCAGCGCCAGTTGCGTTTGTTATGATTAGAGTTTTACCGACAACGACATCCTCAATGTTATCAAAAGAGACAAGAGAGGCGTTTGTTAAACGAATGATTGGAGTTAATGCTGGGATAGAAGCATTAGAGCCAGTTGATGTTGAGTCAAAAGTTTCAGAATATGAATTGCTTCCGGTGACTTTTAAAGAACCAATGGTCTTATCACCTGTCATTGTCTGATTAGTCGAAGCTGTTATAACTTCTGACTCAGACCCAATGTCCCCTGCTTTAAACCTAGAGGCTAATGCGTTCTCATAAACAAAAGAACCAAAGGTGCCAGTTCTTTCAACGGTTAATCCAGCCCCCTCTGATAGCGCGTCGTTACCAGAATTGTTAACTGTAATATTTGTATCAGTAACATCAAGGGTTGCTGAGTTAACGGTTGTCGTTGTTCCGTTAACAGTAAGGTTTCCGTCGATAACGACATCGCCATCGAGATTTGTATCATCTGAAAATGTCTTAACTCCAGCAATTGTTTCGGCGCCTGTTTTATGAACAACCTCAGAATCATTTGCTTTTAAATCAAGCTGGTCTTGAACATTTCCAGTTATTCCAGAAAGCTCTTCTAACTCAGAAGCCGTGACCGTACTCTCGACAACCTTCTTAAGTGCGCTAGTAACTAACGCCTTTTCGCCAGAAAGACTTGGTACAAACACTTCATTTAAGTAAGCTTTCTTCTCAACGCCTAATCCGCCAGCAGTGTGAATTGCACCAGTAGCAGTTGAGGTTGCATCCGTTGCGTTTTGATTATCAAGCTTTCCGATCATGTCAGAGTCTTGAGTTCTAGAAACAAATGCTGCATTGGTGTTTGCTGATGAAAGGGGAGATTGAAAACCTACACTCATTAGACGACCTTCCTACAAGTGATTAACTTAGTTTCGTAGTAGTCTTGCAGATTTGATCCTGTCATCTCTTCAAGCTTTACCTCAAGACCGTTTGCAGACTGAGAAGTTTTTTGTAAAATCATTTTCTCAAAAACAGAAACGACGTTTCTATCTTCCATGAATTCAAATCTATTTTTCTTGCGAACGTAACTCAAAAAACCCATTGCATTAGCAACAGCATTTTGATCGTTCTCGATATAAACAGGCTGATCTTTTCGATCAGTGATAAACTTAGCCTCAAACTCCATGTAGTTCACAGTTCCAAAAGTAATCACCTGAATATTTCCGTTTCCAGATTCATCTTGAGTAGAGGATAAAGAACCCTCTCTTAGTCTAGAAGGAACATAGCTAAACAATGGAAGCTGTGGACGCCACTCTAAACCAGTACTAAAGTCAGACACATATGAACTAGCCCCTGTTTTATCGACAGAATTAAAGCCTAATACTGTATAAAGAGACGATCCAAAATAATCACCAGAAGCTGCCAGTATCGAAAAGTTAGCACTTGCTGTGATTGTATACTTTCGTGTTAATCTATTTGCTGAAATTGTATACGTTAATGTACCAACTGAATTCAAAGCTCTTTCTAGCTCAAGAGCAAGCTCTGTGAAAGTGTAACCAGATGGAGTTAGGTTTACAGAGATCTCTCCTGCTCCCTCGTCAATAGAAATGAAATGTGCAGACCCTTCTACCGCGTGACCATAATAGAATGTTGATCTCGATAGTAAACCCATTATGCAAGTCCTTGTCTTAAGCTAACTCCACTAGAATCAAATGCTGCATTCATCAGGTCAACTAGTCTTTTGCCGCTAGACTCGTCCCCTAGAATGTCTCCGTTGACGTTGATAACAATTCCTTCAGAAACATTTCTTGCGTCTGTGGCATCAGCAACCTCGGTTGGAGATATTTCTATGCCGCCTCCAAAAGAAGCTCCGCCGCCAGCCGCGCCAACTCCTGATGATTGAGGCGCAGATCCGCCGCCCAGACCAGAAAGAACTCCCCCAACAACGGCTAGCGCAGAACCAGCCCCTATTAGTGCGGCACCATTTGGAAGTCCTGCATAAAGATACGCCAGACCTTGCGCAATAAACATGCTTCCCATCTGAACAGCCATCTGACCAAGAGAAGCAAGTAGCGAATTAATGAATGCATCCATCGCGTTTGTACCGTTAACAATTGCAGTACCAAAAGCAGAGAATGCATTTGCTGCAGCTCCGCCGACTCCGCTTAATAAAGACTTAGCAATTGATTTAGCACTTATGCCAATATCAAGAGCCGCCACCTTCATCTGTTCACCTATTTGAGAAAACGCCGATCCTATTGCAGAGAACGCTGAATCAAATTGTTGGCCATATAAAATACCATTAACTATTTCAGTGTTAAGCTCTGCCACCGCATCTTTAGTCTGACTTATTCCAAGCGTTGCAACATCAGCAACCGGCTTTAAGTTAGTCAGATTAGTTGAGAGAGTGCTTAGTGATGAGAATAGCCCCTCTGAAAGAGGAGCTTCTAGTACGTCTCTTAAGCCAGTAAACTGCGCCCTTGCCTCATTTGCCGCAGCAACAGAAGCATCTCCAAACTCAATCATGCTTTTTGTTAGATCACCCTTTAAGCCAACTAAATTAAATACCTTTGCGATTGCAGATCCAAGAGTTCCAAAAACAGCGATTAAATCTTGAATTACAATTTCTAATAAATTAAATCCAACCTTACCGAAATTAACAAAAACCTCTAGTGGTCTAATTAAGTAATTGGTTATTGACTGAGAGAATTTAACAAATTGTATTATTAATCTGTCTAGACCGCCATTAGAGCTAAGCTCTTTTATCTGATCTGTCGCTGCTCTAAATCCATCTGCTATGAATTTTAACAATTCTCTAACTGCTGGTGACTTAGTAATTAACTCCCCTGCAGCTTGAGTCGTATCTTGAAAAGCAACCTTTAAAGAATTAACAACTCCGCCAAACGTGTTTGCTGATTGAGATCCGGCAAGACCGCCGAAGCGTTGGTTAATCTGATCAAGGGCCTGACCAAACTTAACCGAGTCTGATGCGCCCTTGCTAAATTCAAAACCAATCTTTTGCAAACCTGCAACATTTCCCTCTGCAGCCAGCGCCACACGTCTAAATGCAGTCTCTAAAGATATTCCAAGACCAGCAGAAAGATCTAGCGCAGCCTGAGTTGCGTTCTTTAAACCATCGCCAGAAAGGCGACCTATCGATGCAAGTAATGCAGCATTAGAATTAATAACATCGTCGTCAATTCCGACTTTTCTACTAAGCTCGCTTGTGAAATCTCTAAAAGAATTTACAGCGTCGTTCGTAACTCCAGGAACTGATTTTAAAGCAGATGCAAGCCTAAGCGTGGCCTGCTCTGATTCGATTGCTTCTTTTATGCCGTCTGATATTTGAGAGGTCAGCAATGCTAGAGCAGATCTAGCAAGAGTAATCGCCGCGTTTAAGTCGGCAAATCCATTTATTCCAAATGCTTTTCTAAGGCCAGAGGCTGAGTCCTCGCCCTGCTTTTTAATGTTAGCAAAGCCCTTAGCTACCGAACCGTCATCTAAAACTATCTCTACTATTAATTGATTCGGATTATCTTCAGCCACCTAACGCACTCCTTAGCCATTTGTCCAAATCTTCGTTGTTAATATTCTGATCTTTTTTGACAGAACTTACTAACTTAGATTGTTTTTCTAGACTCCTCATTAGCTCTCGTCTTTTAGAAACTTCTTGGTTAGGAAAGCCAGAAACAATTATGCTGTTAATCATTTCCTTAGCCTCTATTGCGGTTATCGCTAACCACATCTGATTGGCTTCATAGGCGTCGAGGCATCTTATCTGGTCAGGAGTTAACCCGTAAAACCTGACCATCTTAGACATGTTAAAACCCTCAACGCTTAGGCTTTTTTTGTGCCTAACAGCTCCTCAATTAAAGATTTCCAGTGTTTAAAGTTAAACTTCTCTGAGACTTCTTTTGGCAAACCAAGGTCTGAAAAGAAATCTTCGTAGTAACCAGGAAGGTCGGAAGGCTCTACAGTTTTTGACTTCTTTTCAAGCTCTGCAATTTGCTTCATTGAAGGTATCTTAACACTGTAAGATACCCCATCAACATCAATGCTCAACTTTTCATCTGTTATAATCTTTAGCGACATTCTTAATCTCTCCTGTTAATTACAGAGACGACTTATCTCCGTAGCTAAAGAAGTTTAAGTAACCATTATCAGTAGTGTCAAGGTATGCCATGGCCTCAACAGGAAGGACAAAGATGTTCTCGCCTGAGAAAGTAAGCTCACCCAATTTCAACTTAGCTTTTGGCATAGTGAAATCTTGTGACCTGTCAGGAATTCCAGCCAAGTTTGAAGGTCTAAAGATCAATTGCTGAGCAATGTCCTCTGTAGACTTAAACAAGTTGCTTGATCCATAACCAGAGATAACTTGTCCAGATCCGTTGTCAGGAACAATAGTGCTTCCGTAGAAATTCATCACTCGTCTGATTGATGCTACAGAAGAATCTTGCAAAGAGAATGATGCAGAAAGAGTTGCTCCCTGTCTGATCTCACCTAGAACAAAGTTTCCAGTCTGTGGAGTTTTGATTTCAACATTCTGCTCTTCTACAGAGAAAGTAATGTCGCCCTCAGTTCCGCCTAGATCAATCTGAGTAGACCCAAATTTAACCATAGTGAAAGTGAATGCAGTTTTAGCAAGAGCAGCAATTGCATCTCGAGCTTCATAAGCTGCGCCGTAAGCAGTCATGATACATTCGATATGATCAGGCTTAGTTGGGTCAACAGTTGCACCAAGCCAAGTTAATGCATCGAGAACCGCCGTAGTTGCAGTTGCTACCGCACTTGCAGTTGCGTTTGTTGCAACATCGATCATGTGTCCAGTTGCGTTTGGGACCGCAGGATCAACCGCTCCCGAACCACCAACTTGATAGTAGAAATAATGCTTAGCCTGAGTAAGTGGTTCATGAATAACAAAAAACTTGTTTTCAAGAGAACCAGAAACATCAGCCTTTGTAGAGATACAAAAGTTCTGATAAGTGTCTTTACCCAACAAGATGTTTCGTGGGCCAAGATTTCGCGTTTGGATATTACAAGCCATTTAAAAATCCCCTTCCTTAAGGACGTTTTATTTATAATCTAATCAGCAACCTTGCCGACTTTTAACTAATACAACTAAAAACTCTGACACTAAAATTCAAAGTGCCAACAATGATATTATCATTCTGGACTTCGTCTAAAGGGTCAACTGTAAAGCTATCGAAAAACAAACCCTTTATTCCTGCATCTGTATAGTCTTTAAAGTTTAGTATGCTCGCAACAATATTCTGACATGACACTAGACCTTCATCTATTGCCGTTGCTGGAGATCCAAAACCTTTGATAAAGATTTTTACCTGGTGGTTAAGCACCATTTCAAAAGACTCCTGATTAATACCTCTTGAGTCTGCTGAAATAAACCTTTGATGAAACGACCTATCCAGAAAAGTCGAAGGAATGTTGTCATCTCCAAACCCATCTGGCCACTCTTCATAACCAGCAGCCACAAGCTTAGATGAAAAATAGGGCTTTACAAAAGCTACACTCATCTTACAAGCCTTGATGATCTCATTTGAAACTGCTCATTCTTTTGAGTTGTTCCGTCTTTATTATAATCAGCCCTGATTCTAGACCTGTCACCCTGAAGTTCTTTTCTGCTGGCTCTATAGCCCTTTTCTTTAGCAGCAAAAGTGTCGTCTGGCTTATTAGATAGGCCTCCAAAGATAAGCTCTAGTGACCAGTAAGTTGAAATTCTCTTTAGGTCCTCAGCAGCAATAACAAGATCAATGTCATCTTTAGTAAATGCAGCGCCGTCTTTATTCCAGACCTTCATGTTATCTAACCACTCAAGAATGCGCTTCTGTGATAGTCTATGGTAGTCCTTAAAGCTAGCTCGTCCAGGACGAACCCAACCTAAGATATCAGGCTCTACACTTACAAGATCAGAGTCATCTGACCACAACTTATCAACTGCCTCAGTGACGACAACTAAAGACTTGGAAAGCGTCGAAGGAGCTCCGTTAGTTGTAATTCTAACCGTTGCAACCTTAGTTCCTGCAGCCGCATATGACCAATCTAAGAACCAATTCTTAGGATTGATCGGGCTTCCAGTTACATTGATAAATCCAGAGCCAGCCTCTGGCTCGATCTCAACAAGTGTAATTGCAGATTCATCATTGCTTTTAAAAGACTTAACAGCGCTTAGTCTCGTTTTATCTTTTTCTTGGACGGTTGGCTCAGACTCAATCAAAGGAAAAATCATTTTAACCCCTCATCTCGTAAACAATTTCGAAGTCTCCACAATCATAAAACATCTGGGGAGTTAAGTTCCCAGATTGTTTAATCATCTTAGAGAGCCCAGGTAGTCCGCTAGGCTTAGATCTAATAAGACAACGATAAGCAAGCTCAACACAGCTAAGGCGAGAGTCATCGTTAATATCAAAAGCAGTGTCATAAAGTGCGCCAAGATATTTGATGGCAAGTTCGTTAGCAACCTCAAGCTCTTTTTCATTATAGTATTTAGGCTTTAAGATACAAACAGAGTCAACATTTAGAGCCCGATAATAATTAGTCCTGACAACTCCAGCCCCTATGCTCTCAATAATATCTAAGTCGGAACCAGACTCGATATGCATAAAAACATGAGACCAATAACCCATCTGTGCTTTATAGAACTTGCTGACAACGGTTAGCAGAAAATGAGCAAAGCCGATCATATAAGTTGTGATATGAGATGACCTTCTAGAAAGGCAAATGTACCTTCCGGCAGATAAGATCTTTACAACCTTATCCATCTCCCCATCAGTCATGTTAAATTCTTTGCCTGTTAAATAATACCTAAGGCCAGTCCAGTTTATCCGTCCTATGACTTTATTTAGAATGAAACTAAAAATATGCTTCATTTAACCATTCCAAAGAAAGATAATGTCATATTGTAACCTCGCTCAATATAAACTGAACTATAGAGATATTTGTCCCAGGGACATTGTTTAATAGCCAAGGAAAGTCAGCGAGAAGTTGTTCATCCTGCAAAGCTGAGTACAGAGATCTGTCGGAATGATCAACAAAGTTATCAAAATGATCCTTCATTCGAGATAAGAAGCTTCGCCCCCAAATAATAATGTTCGGTAGATCTTGCTGTGCTACTGTCATTTGCAATATTCCAAGAATCTTTGGCTGTAAAAATTTAACTATGTTGCCTCTGCGCTGTATGCCCTCTTCAATTGATTGCAACATATCGTAATGCTTGACCCAAATTTTTTTATTTGGAGCCACTTTGTTACATTTTAAAAACCATTCGACTGTAGTAGATCTATACTTTGCAAACCCAAAAACATCTCTAGCAAAAGAGTGGGTTTCCTTTACAACTTCATCAGAATATGATGTTCCGTTAAAGTTTAAAAAGTATTGCTCTACTTGTACCTCTCCCTTAACCATTGTCTGCTTTCGGTGAAGCTTTACGGTTAGCCCTGTTAAAAAATCAACGTCATGTGGTGGGGTTTTTTTATCTTTAGGGATTTGGTTTAGGTAATCATATATCTTACAATCAAGAGATCCGTCATTCAAAACGCTGCCGTCTAATTTCCATCCAATACCTGGCATTGGATCTAGATCAGTTATATCGACAACCTGCCTAGTCCCATCGACCTCTTCTGAAATATCAACAACTATTCCGCTCTCTAGTATTGCAAACATTATTCATCCAACTTTGTAATATCTAGAAAATCAACGTCTTGCTTAAGCCTAAACCAAGAGTCGTAAATTCCTAGATGGTTAAAGTATTTGCCAACGTAATACGATTTTTTACGGCGAGTTATAGATGCTTCAATAAAATAAACTTCGGCTCCAGTGTATTCGTTAGAGCCCAGATCTGAAGCAGTTACATTGCAAACAAAAGAGATCCCAGATTGAACCGCTGCCTTCGTGACGACTAATGTTTTCTCCCATGTGTTAATATTCACAGAATAAACTTTAAAGACATCTAAAAACCCAGAAACTGCTAAGTCAGATGTCGAAATCCATGCAATTATTTTAAACCCATCAAAGTTATTTGATTCAAATACTGCATGCAGGTTTGCTGAAATATCTGGCTTGTTGCTATGCCAACTTCTTTCTAACGTGACGTTAGACTGGTTTGATTGTGTAAATAGCTGACCGATCTTTTGACCAATCGGAACTATGTAATCACAAATATCAAGCCTTCTAACTCTTCTCATTATTCCCCTACAACTAAGCCTATTGAGCTACTAACCTCTACGCCGTCAACGTCGATTTCTATCTCCATTGTATAATGAGTTAAATCATATATTAGAGAAGCTAGAATTGGAGTTATGTGATAGTAACCATTGATGTCAGGCGTAACACCTGTCTGCGTAAGCCCAGAAACTAAAACGCCAGCCTTATCCCTTATTCTGTAATCCATGTTTCCTAAATTAGAATCAACGCGCTCACCGTTCTGATTAACCCATACTGTTGCCTGAAGTTGGTTAGAAGCATTAATGCTAGCAATGGCGCATATTTGGTAATGAGCTTCGGCGACAATAGTTCCTGGAGTAAAGGTTCCCTGGTAAACATTAGATGCCGTAAAAATATCAGCCATCTAGACCTCCCTAATGCTTGGTCTAACATCAACTCCTGGTGGAGATGAAAAGTTGTATCTAATCATAGTACCTACAACATTTGGAATTGTTCCTAAGTTGTTCCAAGAAACTCCGCCATCTGATGAGTACTGAAATCGCGCCGCTTGTGCAGATGTGTTGTGATTTACTAACTGAACATCTGATAAATCAAAAGCTCTATAGTAAAGCGTTGGAACGCTTGTAGCGTATGCGGTCTTTAATCTAAAAGCTGTTCGTGATGGGTTTCCATTGTCTGAGTCATCAACTGACAGCTCCCAGTTTAAAGAGTTGTCTGTCAAAGAATCAAATCCCAAAAAGAAGTCGCACAGCTGAGCTGGAATAGATGTGTCAAGACCGATAGTTGTAAATAATATTTTAACTTGGAACTTCTCACCAGCAGACAGAGCAGTTAGCAGTTCTGCAAAAGGAATAGAAGCCCACCCACCAGATATTGATCCAAATCCAGACGTTCTGTAATAAACATCTAGCGAGCCTGTGTAGTCATAAAGAGCGTCAACTGTTGTGATAAACTTGTAAACCGCCTGAGGCGTGTCCATTACTTTAGAAACAATATAAGAATAATCGAAATGGGCTTCTGATCTTAAATCAGCAAGCATTATCCCGCGCTGGCCTACAGTTACATTGGAAATTGCTATCCATCCATTATCCATATCCAAAGATACAATTGCGGCAGCTGGTTGAAACTCGACGGCATCATTTCCAACTAACCCCTCAAAATATCTATTGTTCGTTCCTCCGAAAATTGCATCGATAGAGTTATTCACAAATTTCTTCATTACAAAAACTAAACCAGTTGACCAAACTGCTCTATCCAATACGTTTGACCATCCCATGTATGTGGGAGCTGGCAAAACTATTTGATTTGCGCTTCCGAGTAAGTTCACAGTTGCAAGAGATGGCCAAGACGTAGCGCCAGATGTTAGATCTGAAAGCTTTCCAAGATACATTCCTGAAGTAGTACCAAAGAAAGCGCAATCAAATCCGCTCAAAGGGCCGTGCTGAGGCTGAGCAAAATCCTCAGAATCAGTTATCAATAATGTTCCTGTTAATGCAGGCAAATTTCCAGTTTTATGAACAAAGTTAGATCCTGTTTGTCCAAAGCCCCTGCCAATAGATCCAACGGTGATATCGGTAGTATAGTTGATTGCTGCTCCGCCAGTAGTTAAAGATAAAAAATAGGTGTTAGCGGTAACCCCTCCAACAAAATAAACCTGACCAACTGTCAGACCCGCGCCGCCAGTTGCTGACAACAAAACAACCTGATCTCCGTTTAAAAATGGATGGGCTGTGTGGTTTATTACGTTAGCAGACTGGTCGCCAGTTATCACATAGCTTGTGTAAGTTGGAGCAATTGAAGTATCAAAAACATAATACTGATGAGTTGCCGAAACGCCGTTGTGAACATACAAACGACTATTGGCAAAATCCATAACTGATCCAGCAGATGCAGTGTTGCTGTTAGAATGAAGAGATCCTAGATTTGCAGGGTCCTGAAGAAAGTAAACTGCTTTCTGGTAGCTTCCAGTAGCAAAAGGTATCGTTGGAAATCCAATCGGGACAAAATCGGTCAAAGCTAAGTTATTAATAAGATGCGTACCGCCGTTTATGACAACCGACCCTGTGGTAGTAATAAAAACCTTCCAACCAGTAGTGCCTGTATCTACAACTTTGATTGATCTATAAATCGTAGTTGTCGCTGCCACGTCAGGAAGGTTGATGTTGACACGACCAACGTAAGAATAATCTCCAGTCGAGTAATTAAATGAATAAAGAATCAGCGGAGTAGCTGCACCAGACTCTGCGCCCAGCATAAAAATTCTTCCATTTGAAGTCATATACATAGAGTTTGCCACTGGAGTAACGGCGGCATCAGTTTGTGTGTCTATAAATTTATTAAGCGGCGGACCAATGGCTGTCTTGCCGTCAACAGTCTTAGAAAATACTCTACCTTGAATAGTAGTTTTTGTTTGGTCATAACTTGAAACAACGTCGTCAAGTAATCCTGCGTTTACATATCTCATAAATAAAAACTCCTTAAATTATATTCCAAGTTATAGTATCTCTTCTGTACCTGTTTCCAACCAAAGAATAAGAAAAAATCTTTTGAGCTGTTTGAATTCCAACACTTGATGCTGTGTAATTGATCTGAGTTACTCTTTGGTTCTTATTTCCAAAGTCTGCATAAACTATTTGCTGTACTCTATCTTGAGCGGATAAAATCTTTTGAAGTGTGTTTGATCCAGATCCGCCAAGAGCTACTAAAATATCATCTAAAACATCTTTTGATTGATTATCTACAACCTCAATTGCAGATTCGCCGGGTCTTGACGGGCTTTCAACGAATTTAGAATACTCTCGTCCTGAAATTGACTTAAGATTCTGCGCCATCTAGAGAACCCTTTTTAATTACTAAGCTAGGTTTTTCGGTAGCTTCTCTGTAGTACCAAGCATACCAATTGCTTCCATCGAACTGAATGTCGAAGTATTGGCACTCGGCTTTCATATTTAAATTATTCTTAAGCATAGCAAGACGGAGTCCCTGAGGAGACCCCGCCTTGATAAAGTGCGGAATGCTAAACACATTCGCAATTCGCATTATTAAGTAGCAGATCCAAGTCTAACGATACCTTTACCAAGCTGTAGGACTTTAACGCCGTACAATTGATCGATAGAGTATCGAGTAGCCAAGTTTGCAAGATCTTTGTCGTTGTCAAACTGAGGCTGTAATTGGAATCCGATTACTGCAGCTTCTTTATGGAAAGCCATAGGACGACCAGCAGTTACTACTGTTGTCTTAAGAACTTTCATTCCATAAATCATACCGATCTCACCGTTCATTACAGGCATGTTGCTGCCGTAACGAGATGCATCGATGAAGCCTTCTACATTAAGCATTGTAGCGTGCTCTGTAGGATGAACCGCCAAGAAGCGATTTTCTGCAGGCATTTCTTGAATATCAAGAAGCTCCAAAGACTTAACGATGTCAGCTTTATCGAAAGATGCACCAGCAAAAGCTATGATATGATCAGGGCCTGAAGCTGAAACACCAGCGATAAGAGCTGCGTGAATGTCAACGTCAACTTGTTTTGCGTGAGCTTTTGCAGCACGTTGCAAGTTTTCAAGTTCGATAGCGATAGCAGCTTGCTTAGTTGCTTTCTTTTCGATCAACCACTGAACAACAGCGTGTTGATTTAACAAAAGCTTATCGGTCGCGTATGTTAATGCAGCAGCATCAACAGGCGTTCCTGAAACTTTCTTAACTACAGTGAAAGAACCAAGGCGAGGAAAATCGATCTCATCAACACCATCAGCAGATGCAAATTGAGAAACGTCTGTGATGTTTGGTGCAAGCACAGAAGATGCGATTAGTTCGCGTTGAATTAGGTTCGCAACAATCGTCTGCTTCATTGCATCCGTTGCCGTGTCTCCAGTTAGTACGTCAGCCATTATTTACTCCTTTAAATAAACCGATAATCGGTTAGCGTTTTTGTAACATTTCTTTATAAGCCTCTAACAATTTATCCTTGGGCATTGTCTTATAGTCAGATTCTGTTTTGACTCCTTTAGGGCCAACAACAACGTCATTAATATTCTTAGCTGTCTTTTGAAAGAACCAAGGGCTCGATTTCGCAAGTTCACCTAAGCTATTTTTAACGTGATCAGCATTAACAGAGTAGTCCTCTTTAACCTCAATGGAATTTAAAAGTCCTTTAGACTTTGCTACCTCGTAGATTTCATCGACCGCTTGGTCAATGGCACCTAAGTCCTTGGCGTATCTAGCTACTGTAGACTTCAAGTTATTTTGAATAAAAAAAGCATCTTTCTTTTTAAGATCCTCTTTTGTAGACAACAAATCCTTTTGCGTCTTTTCGTATAACTCTTTCCATTTGTTTTGCTCTGCTAACGTCTGTGCAGCTTGAGATTCTTTTTCAGCCTGGAGCTGAGAGAGCATTTCCTTTGCTTTCTTTGCTTCCCCGACGGCCTTTTTATAAGTCTCATACTTCACAGTATCTTGACTATGGTCGCCACTGGCTTCGATAGGTGCGCCACCGGCGCTTGATTCTTCTGACATTTTTCATCTCCTTGTTGTTGTTAGTCAACTTCATTTTTTGTTAGTCTAGCTACAATTAACGCTCTTTTTAAATAAGTCTTAACGATTCGGTTCACTCGCCTCTTGATTGCAGGACGAACACCGACAAAAGGCCTGCCGCCATCTGCAACATACTTAGCTAAGTCCTCATTAGAAATAGACTTGCCTGATGTTGTTCCATCAATATTTTTGTAAGGCTGATGCGTGCCTTGAAAGAAAAGCCTGATTTTTCCAACCCCTTCGATTGCCCATGTAAAGCTATTTAATAGCTGCCCGGTGAAAGTTAAGTTAGATTTACCCTCTTCATAAAAAGGACTTGTCTGGTTTGTATCAACGATCTTAGATTTTCTAGTGATCCATTTTTCTTTTAATAGCCGAAGGTCTTTCTTTAATGGAATGGACTTTTCGTTTCTAGTCTGCTCGACAACATCGGTCACGACAAGTTGCCCAACTTCATTAAGCATGGCCTGACTTCTGATAACCTTTTGAAAAGCGGCCCTAACATTGCCTTCAAGCTTATCTGCTGATTTCTTATCAAACTTAATGCTAAAGCTCATCGTCAGCCCCGAAACTAAACACATCACCTGCGTTTCTAAATAGCTGATCAATAGCCCTGTTATCATCTGCCGTTAAAAAGTCCTCAACTCTTTGAGGTCTGTCTTTTAACTCCCCGATTCTGTCATCATAGTTTGCTAGAATATCTTTAAGCTCTGATTGCGTTAGACCAAAGAACTCCCTCTTCATATTAGGTGATTCGCCGTTCTTTCCAGTCATATGACCATGAGCCTTTGGAGCTTGATCGTTCTCAATGCCGACAGTTAAAACAGAGCCGTCAAAGTCTAATACCTCAATGCTTCCAAGCATGTCTCCAGTTAGCCGCATGTTAACATCTGAAATTGATTTACCTGCCAGCTCAAACTCTGTGGTCTTTGAATAAGGTTTTGAATAAGGAGACCTTAAGACTTTACCGCCGATGCCCTTGCCAGACTCGGCTCTATCTTGAATGAATTGAACAATGTCTTGCCCGATCTCTGCAGCAAGAGTCTCGTCACCAGAAAGATCAACGCCTAGAATTTCTTCTAGGTTGAACTCCTGAGCTATTAGGTCTTCTTGAACTACTAATCCTTTAGGTCTGGCCAACTTGATTTTCCTCTAATCCTTGAGGTGTTTCGATTGCTTGGTCTGGCATTTCAATCGCCATGTCTTCTTTAATCTTGTTCATAACAATGATTGCTTGATCCTGTGGGATGCCTCTATCTTCCATAATGGCTTCCACTTTAGAGATAAGACCAAGATCTAGCTTTGTCTGAATCTCTTTAAGCTTATCTGCTTCGGTCTCAATCATCTCAGGCTCATGGAATTTAATCTCAACGTCTGCATCATCTGGAATGGCTGCAATCTTGTAGTTTAGAATATCTGTTCCTGCATATGTATTTACATAAGCCTTAACGATTCTAAATAAATCTTTTTCAGCTCTTTCGTAAATTGCAAAGTCTGATCTTGTGGCATCAAACTTTTCAATCATTGAAAGAAGTCTTTCAAGTCCTGATGTAAACTGCTTGCCGTCACCTGATGCACTAATGGTCTTAGGGTCAAGTCCTCTGGTTGTTAAGTACATTGCAAGGAGCGACTCTAGAAACTTCATCGACCCTTCTAGATCAGCGTTAGGTTGCGCGAAACCAAACTCAGGTCTTGCCTCTGGCTGATTAGGATTGATCGGAAGCTTAACTAATACTGAGCTACCAACCTTAACGCTCTCTGGCATCATGCCCTCTGGCCCGATCAGGTAAGCTTGGGCAAAGCCTTGCATTCTAACTACCTGACTCATGTCAGAAAGAGATGCGTTGAACTGAACTGTAAACTCAGCAACATTTGATCCTTGTCTGATAAAGAACTCAAAGTCTTTGGCAGGGGAGACATCGATAAACGGCAATTCATTAATAGGGTTTATATCAGTTGGGCCAATCGGCTCTCCTGATTGTGTCATAAAGAAATTAAATTCTTTAGACCATAAAACCATTTGCTTGTTTGATTTGTAGTCATCAGCATCTGCAATGCTTTGATTAACTCCGTCTGATCCAGATTCTGGCAATGCCTCAAGCTTATTGTATCCGCTTAATATGTAAGCATCGGCAACTTCAGGCTGCATTGGATCAGGAACAGCGTCTAGTTGATGCATTAGAAATACGCGCATCTTAAGCTTTCCGCCGTAAGGAATAACCTGAATTACGTTTTGGCCTTGCAACTTAAAGTATTCGTTTGATTTGTCCAGCATGACATCTGCATTCATGTCTTTATAGATCTTAGTAAGAACTGCCGCCTGGTCCTCGCTAACTCCTGTAAACGTGCGCTCAGGAGCTATCTTATAGATGCTAGCCTCTTGTTTAACGATGCGTCTGGCAAGGTTAATAGACGATATGACAGGCACGTTTTGAATGTCGTCTTGGTTGTAGAAACAAAGCATGTATCTATCAACATAGGGCTTCATTCTATCCATAAAGACTTCAAACTGAGCTATTGATTCATCTTTTCGCTTGTTGTTCTCAGGCGCCTTGATCTCATCAGCAATCGTCTTTAGAATATTTCTATCGGCGTAGTTTATCGTCATCGTTTTTTATCCTTTGGTCCGTGGAATGATATCTTTGTCAGCATCGGATTGATCGGGTCTAAGAACCACGCTGCATATCCTAAGCAATCAGAGATATGGGTTAACATCTTGTTAGCTCCAGTTTGATCAGGCTTATTATCTTTCCAGACTACCTTTTCTAAATCATTAATTAACTTTTTACACTTAGGGTCAATAGTTATTTTATTGTCTGAGAATATGCGGTTCACGTTGTTAACCCTGTCAGATACAAAAGGGTTTCTTGTTGTTTCAACTTTAAATCCTGCTTCTTTTAAGATCTGAAAGTCAGACATTCCGCTTGTTTTTCTGCTGGCACCAGTCGAGTCTGGAAGTATTGAAGCCCCTGAATATCCTTTAGCTTTAAGAGCTGCAGTCATCTTATACGTATCTGAGTTTTCTAAATAAACTTCATCGATAATGTTGAAAGATTTGTTGATAAACTGGCAAACAATAGCAGTCATTGGGTTGACGTTAAAGTCCATGCCTACAAAAATAGTCCCGTTATCTTTAACAACTGGACCAACGTGCAGATCTCTTCTGAAAGCGTAGTAAACAGATCCCGATGAATCATCGCCATAAATTCCTTCTAAAAATCTGTTTCTTTCCTTTTCGGGCATGCTTGCTAATAAATTAAGATATTCAGCGTCGATGTTTTCAATGTTGTCTTTTGGGTTCATTAGTAATGATGCGTAGTTGTCTGGATCTTTTAATGGCTCTTCATCGGCTGGATTAAGCTTTTTTTCAAACAACCAATAAGACCAGTGCGATTTTGTTGGTGGGTTGCAATCATAATAAGCGCGCTTAACAAGTGAGTTCTTTTCTGCAAGACGAGTTTTTGCAATCTGCACAGAGCTAAAAGGAATTTGAGAGCTCTCGTTAAAATATACGCTTGAGTATTCGTTACCTAGAATTTTCTCGACGTTCTTTTCGTCATCAAGTCCGCCAACCCAAATCTCCGAACCGTTGGGTAGCTTATAGTAATAGTCCGTCTTGTTTGTCTCAACGCTAAGATTTGGGAAGCACGTTCGAAAGACCTTCGGAAGGGTGTCCAGCCAAATACTGCGTTTAGCGTGATTGAAAGCTTGCCTAACAATGAGATGTTTTGATCGTACTCTAGAGGCCCGAACAATAATTGAGTAGATAATAATGAACGTCTTACCTGATCTTGAACCACCGAAGAGCATAATGTTTCGTGCAATACTTGATAGGACGGCAATTGCTTTTCGTTGTCTATCTGTTTTCTTGAAATCACTCAAGATTATTCCAGGTTCTTTTGCTTAAAATAGATGCTACAACGCCCCTGTTGAAATAATATTTTTTGCAAAGTCTTTCTATTAAACCATGTCTTTCATAACAACCCGTATTTGCAGCAGTATGTCTGATTTCCTTAACCTGATCGGGCGTAGCTTTTGCATTTTTGTTTATGCCTTTAAATAATTTTCTAGGTTTTCTTTTAGCTTTAAAAAGTTTGCTGTGCATAATTTCAACACACATACTTGTACATTGAGAATTTAAAGAAAGAGATACTATATTATCGTCAGTTTTTGCGCATTTAGTTTGTGTTAAGATTTTTTCTTTTATTCGCATTTGTTTTCCATCGCATCTCTCAATAGTTCTTTTTAAACTTTTAACACGCTTCAAAGAGCTAATTTGATAATAACCCTCAAATCCCGGAACATCTCTCCACTCTTCGTTCATAAGTCATTATCCTCAACTTCAATTTTAATTGTAAGACCCTCAGACTTATGCTCAATCTCTTGCTTTTCGCGCCACTGTTTGGGCTGTCTATTCTTTAACCAAAAAATCATAGATGTTGGATCTGGTGGATAGTGCTCAGTGTATTCTGTTTCAATAACATCTCCTTCTTTGGTGACGTTTATTTTAACAGCACTATGAGAATAACCCATTGCCCTTTGAAGCAAAGACTTCTCAACATTGGAATCAAAATTGGCTGTTGCTTCCTTTATGGCCCGTCGAAACTCTTCATCCTCATATTTCCATCTCTCAACAGTACGAGTAGATACTCCAACAATAACAGCTACCTGGTTGTCAGTCATACCTTGATAATACATCCTGACTATTTGTTCTCTTAACTGGTCATCCAATATAGACGGTCGTCCTATGGTCATGTGAATCCTTTCACAGAAATGGATTAAACCAATGCACAGCATCGGCATGAATACAATCATTTTAAAATTATTAATCGATGTCAATGATAAACTGGCCCAGGCAGAGGATGAGAACTGCAAGGGCCTAACCTAGAACGGTTGGTCTAGTTATACATTCCGGTGTCTTTGATTTCAATGGTAAACTTCTTGTCTGCTATTTCCATGAACATGAAGTTCTGCGTGGTTGTAAAGTGTGGTTCGTTTCCTAATTCATCAACTATCATGTTAGATAGCGCGTGAATTATTATTTTAATAATCATGTAAGAGTCTAGGTCTTTGAGCTTTAACTCTTCGTTATCCTCAAAGAACTCGTTAACATCATCAGCTTCGTTAGTCTTTTCTCTTTTCTTTTCCAAAGAACACGCTCTCCTGTTGAGATTGTAATCCAATTGGCTTTAATTTAATAAACTGATTTGATCTTGGCATCGACATAATTGCTCTGATTTCATAATCTAGACTAGGTGATATTGTTACATCATAGATTTCTATCTCACATGGTCCTGAGATAATAAGCCGATCTCTTTTCTTTAAGTTCATCGGCTGAGTGACTTCTTTGTTAACTTCAATCTTTTTTAGTTCTGACATATTTTATCCTAGCTTTACGTTATATTTGAAAATGTCTACCACGACATAAGGTTCAATATTATCTGCTGAGATCATCTTTTCTTCTGTGTGTTTAAAGAAATACATATCATCAACGTCAAAGGCTTCAGCTATCGCATCATGAAGCGGTTTAATTCTGTTTGAAACATCTTTCTTTTTAACTCTGTGCTTAGCTTTACTGCCTTTAGTGTAGACATCACTCTCGTTCCAAAAGAATTTGCAGATGAGCTCAATCTCGTTGCCTTGCTTAATCCATTCGTGCATCGCTGCCTTGCTCTCTTTAAACCCAGGCTCAGTTCTTATTGTGTCAACTGCGTTTGTCATAAAGCTTCTAAAGACCTTAGTCTTAATAAGCCTACCGTTAAATACAGCAAGGTATTGATTAACAGACGGAGGCATTTCAAGCTTTAATGTAATTAAATTCATAGGCCAGAATCTGATTACAGGTTGTCTCTGTCGTCAATGTCTTTTAATTCTAACTCATACTCGCAGTCAATACAGAGCTCATAAATGGCTAGCTTTTCTTTACCGCACTTAGCACATGGTGATCTTTCAAGGCTGCCGACAATGCTGTTTTCTTGGTAATTAGAAACCAAAACCTCAGCTATTGTCTTCATCTTTGAGCAGCTCCAGGCGCGTAGTTAATAATCTTTTTAGGCTCAGATTCTGGTTGTTTCATACTAGTTTCTGGCTTGACCGCTGGCTTCTCTTGAGGCCCATTAAACCAATTAATTATGGCCTTACCAACCTCTGGAGTTATCTTAAAAACCTTATCTTTGAACAGCTCTGTTCTGTCTTTAACGGCTTTTGTATTATTTTCGGCATCAACCTCTAAAACTGTAGTGAACTCATACTCTATACCGTCTCTCTGAATAGGAGCTAGTCCTACTTTTTTTGGAGCTATCTTTCCTTGTTCATTCTGAACCATTGCATAGTCTTGCTTTGATCTCATTGTGCCTATGATATGAATGTCTGCGTGAAGAATTGCTGACATAAAGGAGTTTTGCTTTTTAGTTACCGGGCGCCAGCTTGTATAAGTGTTTGATCGTGGGTTTTGAATATCAATGTTTTCTTTCTGCTCAAGTAAACCACCCTCTGCAGCCCACGCATGAGTCATAGAATCAATAATTAGCACCTCATACTTTTGCTTTATAGCTTCATTAATTGCCTCGATATATTTTTCTGTAGTGAATGGCGGCGATATCTCTACGCAATCAAAGTTAAATTGCTCTGAGTACAGAGCTGCTGAGCCGTTCTCAGTGTCGATCAGGGCTATTTTCTTGCCCATTCCTGAGGCTATCTTTAGCGCTCCCATTGTTTTCCCTGAACCACTCACGCCATAAATCGCAAGTTTCATCGGCGTGTTTTTTCTCTGCGCTCTTTTGAACATAGGTCTCCCCTTCGTAGTGTTTAAAAAACTCATCCATGTCTTTTTCAGACCAATTTTGCATTTTGAATTTCCTTAAATGAATGGGTCTTGAATAAAGCCATTATTAACTAATTTGAATCCGCTGTCTTTGTATTCATTGTAATTCTGTAAGGCCATTGAAAACTCTTCAAAGCCATAACCAAGCGAGCCCTCTGAAAGATCCGTGATGTAAACTCCATATGGTGCAACTGTTTCAATCCAAACAATAGTCCCGTGTGGTTTAAACGTGCCTGTCATTATTGAATCAAAATATCTGTAAGCTGCAAGCTGATATGAATAGTTATTTGCAGACATAGCTTGGCGAATGGAGGCTCTCGTTGCCATTTGTCCGATTGTTTTAATGTCTACAATTCCTTGCGACCAAACAATGTCTGGTTTAAATTTAAAATCTATTCCGTCAAGAGAAACTTCGCCGTAATGTTCTATGTAAGTGGCTCTCTTTAAAAGTTTAACTGCCTCGGGAAACGCATTGAAGCTTTGCTTAGCATTTGTTATGATATCAAAATCATCTTTCCATAAGAAATCAGATCTCCCCTTGATGCTATCCGCTTGTTCTTTGCCAGCCTTAGTTCTGCCGTCAAGCTTTTCTAAAACTTCTAGAGTGGTAAAGTCCCAATCAGAAAGAATTGCATTGTGAATCATCGTGCCTAGACTCATTGCTGATGTTTGTTTTCTCTCTTCTGATTGGTGAACTGCTTGTGCCGATGAGTGGTTAATATAATGTTTCAATTTTGACTGACTCATTAAAGGCAAAGCGTGATAAGCAGCATCGCTGATTTTCTCGTAATTATTTGTCATGTATATTGTCTCCGCAATTTTGTTACTAAGATCTTTTGCAAGAAAAAGGTTCCTGGGGCCGACCTAAGCCAAACCCCAGGCTAACGTGAATTCTTGCGGAAATCATTTAGTTGGTTAGCTGTTTATATTCGTAGTTCTTTGTCGTCAACTTTTTATTTTATGTCATAAAGCTAAATGTAAAATAGTCTTGAAACTTGAATTTTGGTGCTCTAAAAATAAAAAACCCGAGGTGGAACTCGGGCTTTAACTGACTGTATGAGGGTCAGCACTGACTGCTAAAAAGTCAGAGAAATCGTTTAATTGATCTCTATAGATCTTCTAAATACTTCTCCCTCTAAATGCAATCAGTAAAAGATAAAACGGAGGGGTATTTTGAACGAAATTTTCCTTGAAGAAATTGCAATTAGTAACCATGTGAAGCGTCGTGATATTAAAAATCCAAGCTGGTTTACAATTCCAATTGACATCTTTACGCACCCAGACTTTTTCAATATTGACGCGGAGGGTTTTCGTGTCTTTTGTTGGATTATTTCGATCGCTGCAAAGTGCAATTCTAGTGAAATTAGGGTGTCTCCCGAGGTTTGTGCTTATCAATTACGCACTTCGATTGATATCGTTGTGTCAAATATTGAAAAACTTAATGGAAAACGATGGGTTATCTCAGCACGTAACGGACACGTAACGGACACGTCACGGACCCGTTCGTTTGAACGTGACATACATACATACATACATACAAACAAGGAGGTAGAGGACATAACGAAAAATAATTTAAATTTGGATACAGAAAAAAACTTAGTAACGAATAGTTGGTTTGAGAAGTTCTGCATTGAGTCATTTAACGACACCGGCCTTGCAATGAAACAACCAAAAGTTATTAAAGCATTTAAAACTAGCGAAGAGTTTAATCTTTGGGTTGATTCAGTGATGAGTTCAAAATCGATGGCTAACGAGAAAAACACGTTCAAGAGAAAACGCTACTTCGTCGCCGCCCTTTCCAAAGAACTTATCGAAAGGGGAGTTTAGTGAACAAAGAAACTGCAGCCGAGGTATTGCAACAAATTTACATGCAGGCAGTGACCGATGAGAATTACTTTTTGCAACTTGAAAAGTCTGGCATCAACCTTACCGAGTGGCCAGATTCGTTTATTTCAGCAAGAGCGTTTAAATCTTTAGCTCAAGAGAAAACTTGGCTAGCTGCCATCGTTCAGACGCAGCCGCGCATTCCTGATGACTTTCACACACAGACCAAGCTTTCGACTTCTGACACCATTGCGGTTTACAGCGAAGCCCTAGACACATTGCTTGGCCTTGAGCTTGCCTCTAAGATCCAAAGAGAACCAGGTAAGTTTCGAGAGATCACTGCAAAAACAAACGAAGCTGCATCGACCTCAAAGAACTTTCTTCGTCTAGGCGAGGTGATCTTTGACTCAATCAGCGCCATTAAAACCAAGATCGAGACAAAGAAAACAATTACGACGCTTCATGGTTTCGAGAAACTATCAAACTGCATCGACGGCTTTGAGCCCGGACGAATCACAATCGTCACTGCACCTACTGGGTTTGGCAAAACAAACCTTGGCATTTCGCTTTTCGTAGCTGCAGCAGCGTCAAAGATGCAAGCTGTTTTCGTTAACATGGAAATGCAAATCGAGGACATGGGTAAGCGAATTATGCAAGTCAAAGCCGGTCTTCGCAGAGACGAGTTTAGAAACGAATTGTTCATCGAAAAGCTTTTGAAAGAAAACTTTTGCGAGTGGGCTAACGAGCATTCTGACTGCTGGGTTTCAGATGGAAGGTCGTTATCTCTACACGAGATTAGTAAAAACATTATGGCAATTAAAAAACAGCAGCCCATCCAAATGGCGCTGATTGATTATGACCAAAAGATCGAAGCAACTGGCAAGGATGAGGAGTGGAAATTTTTGCAAAAGGCAGTGCAGGAGCTTGAGGAAATGGCAAAGCGTGAGCATATTCACGTGATCTTGTTTTCTCAAGCTAACGAGCAAGGGGTTCCAAGAGCTTCGCTTAGGGCTATGCAGCCTGCAAGCGCTGTGATTTATTTTCACAAGGACGAGGGCAAGTTTAGGCTTAAGTTTTTGAAAAATAGGCATGGACCAACAGATCGAGATTTGCTAATGAGTTACCAACCCGAGAAATCGATTATTGCGGAGGATGATTTTGAAATTCCTGAACCATTTGAAAAGCAACAACAAGCCAAGCCATCAAGACACTTCACCCCTTACCGGGATTGATTGGCTTGATACTCAAAACGCAAAAGATGCGTACGAGAAAAAGACCTTAACCGAAACTAAAGAAATCGTAAGCGTTTGGAAAGATGCGGTTGAAAGAAAAGCAAGTGATTATGAAATCTGGATTGCCGAGGATATCGTAAAAAGCACAGCGATGCTTGATTGGGGATTAAATACCACGGTTACCTTTGACGCTGAATGTCTATGTATTTATGTGAAATCTGATTCAGGCACAATCGTCAGGATATAGTTTAAACGCACAGAGCACCGCGTTTTATGCGGAGCGATCGGATTCAGAGTATGATTGGATGGCTTGACTGTTAAATAGTTTATAGGGCTTTTAAATTCCTGTAAGTCGGGATCAATAGACTTGCGGGCTGGTGATTGAAAGATCCGGTTGCAAAATCGCAATTAGCCTTGGCCAGCCCTGCCGAAAGGCAAGAGAGGAAGAGAAATGAGACGAAAGTTTATTTGGAAAAAATTTATAATTTTTAGATTGTTTAGGAGCTTAAAACATGAAGAGAGAATTCATGTGATGTCAGTGTTGATGAAGAAGCATCATCAAGAGTCTGAAATTGAGAGGAAGTTATGAACCCACAAGTTTGGATGACGGCAACTGGTGCGTTGTTTATTGTTTTCTATAATTTTAGGTATACTGCTTTCATCGCAGAAAGCGACTGCTATCAGGCCTGCGCGATTACAGGAATTCTTAATCTTGCAGGCTGTGAATGTTTGGGGGACCTATGAAGTTGAGCGAAGCAATAGCCGCGTTAGAGCGCGGCGAAGAACTTGAATTTCTATATAAAGATATGGGATGGGAAGGGATTAATAAAAAGTTTACTAACTTCTCAATTAGTTTTTTGAATGAATGCAAATTTCGTCTAAAGCCAAATCCAAAGCCCAGGGTGATTTTGTATGAGGTTATTGACACCCTTGGCGATGTTTTAACTATTTCAACGGTTTTAAAACGAGATGATCAGATTATGCACTATCAGTTTAAAACAGGCAGAGCATTTGAAATTATTGACAGCATTCCAGTGCCATATATCGAGGGGGAGAAATGAGGAAAATTAGCGAGCAAGAATTAAAAGATATTTTAGATAAACATAATAAATTTTTAAAAAATGAAAAGGGCGGTGAGCGTGCCGATTTACGTTCTGCCGATTTAAGTTCTGCCAATTTAAATTCTGCCAATTTACGTTCTGCCGATTTAAGTTCTGCCAATTTAAGTTCTGCCGATTTAAGTTCTGCCAATTTAAATTCTGCCAATTTACGTTCTGCCAATTTAAGTTCTGCCAATTTAAGTTCTGCCGATTTAAGTTCTGCCGATTTAAGTTATGCCAATTTACGTTCTGCCGATTTAAATTCTGCCGAGTTAAGTTATGCC